TTAATCAAATTGAAATATCTAGAACCTTAGATTTAAATGGCGCCGACCAAGGATACATTCCTATAAAATTTAGTCCTGGAGCATTAGTGCCAGCGCCAACAGTTGGTGGCATTGAATTTGACGGAAATTATTTCTATATAACCACTAACATTGGTAGACAAGTTTTACAAACACGAGAATACGAAGCTCCTATAACAGGAACAGTCAATGTTCGTGCAGTAGCTTTATACAATGTCAATATTTCTAATCCTACTCAGTTTGTACAGGTTAATGGCGTTACCGTTAACGCATATGATGATGTTATTTTAGTTGCCTACGATAGAATACTGTTATCTAATCAAACAACACCTTCGGAAAATGGTATCTATGTTTGGCGCGGTGAAGGCACAGCTTTACAAAGAGCCAGCGATTTTACAGCATTGTCTGGGGTGTTTTCGGGCACAGTAATATTTGCCAGCGAAGGAACGCTAAACGGTAACAGCATTTATCAAATAGCAACACCTAATCCGATTACAGTTGGAACAACCAGTTTATCTATTGTACAGATTTTTAATAAAAATGTTGTTGGCATATCTAATCTGGCACAGAATGCTAGTACCGGATTTATAGTTAAGACTGCATATGGATCATATAGTCTAAGATCATTGCAGTCTACCAGCAGTTTTATTTCAGTTACTAACAGTGATGGTGCAGCAGGTAATATTACTATCACAACCAGCACTGTTCCAGTAGCCAGTGGTGGTACTGGACGTACTAGTATACAAGGATACATGCGTGGCACTGGTACCACGATATTAAGTTCTAATACCATCCCGGTCGCTCATATTACCGGTCTTGGCACAATGTCCTTGCAAAATGCCAATGCAGTCAGTATTACCGGCGGTAATATCACAGTTAGTAACATTTCGGCAAACGTTATTACTTCTAATACAGCCACAGTTACAGGGAATGTAAATGCTGGAAATATTGTTGCCAGCAATACTATTACAGCAAACTCAATTAACAGCAACTCTATTTCGGTCAGCAGTATCACTGTTGGAGGTAATGTTAGTTTACCGGGGCTATATGGAAACGCCATTGCATTGGGCGCAAATTCTGCAGGATCGTTAAGTACAAATGCAGTATCAGTTTCAACAACCTACAATGTCACAGACACGATTGCACTTATGAATGTAGTATTAGGAAAACTTGTTCCGCCACCCCCGCCGGCATTTCCTGGCGGACAGACTATCGCTCTTTCCAGTTTGACTACAGCAAGAATGACTAATTTTACTCAAACTGATAACACACAAACTGGTGGACAGTCGGTTGCCGGAGGAACTACAGTCAGCACTATACGTCGTTCTTCCAGCTACTCAACTAGTGCAATAACCACTGTGGGCCCGGGCGACACTGGCACAGTCAGTGTTTACAAAAATGGTTCGACATCGGGTAGTACTGCAATGACTGGCGGATTAAATGGAACATTTGGGGAATTAGTAATATCAAATAATCAGGATTATCATAATGTAGTTGCTAGTGTAAATCCAAACTTTTGGTACAGTTTTAATGCCGCAGCCACTGGAACAGTCAGTGCCGGGTGGAACGAAGTATATATTACACATAGTGCCGGAGACCCAACTAACACAGCAATTTGGTATTACGACAGTGCCAGTCCGGGAACACCTACTTTTACACTGCCCACAATTTCGTTAGAAACTAATGTGTCGATATATAGTAGTACTATACCTCATTTTACCACTGCTGCAAGATTTGCTCTGCAATTTGATATAAATCGATTGAGCGGCGACACCTATCCAACATCGGATACATTTATAACAGGTTCATCCGGTGGTGCATTTGACACACCTGTCAGTTTAACCTATAGCCAAGCTGGTATTAGTACACCATTGTCGAGAAATTTATATGTTGCCGGTGGTTCAACAGCTCTTGCTACATTTGCCAATGTCAGATCTGGATTTGGATCTAGCAGCACTGGGCCAAGTTTAAGTTGCTCAAACTCTTATAATACTGGAACGCAGGCATTTGCTCCTGGAGTTACTGTGCTATACAAAACCGGTACAGGAAATCAAATTGAAGAAACTGCAATACCGGTTAACAGTGTGGGCACCGGATCGGGAAATGCCCTAAGAATAGTAAATCCGGGTAGCACAGATACTCCTGCGTATTCGGCCAGTGCCGCAGCGTTTAACAGTCAAACCAGTACACTGGGTGTAACTGATGCCACTGTGGTAGCCGCAGTATTAAAACACGATGTAACCAATTACAGTACAGGACATTTGCCTGTGGGTCCTGATCTAAGTTCGGGTAGATCCGGTGCACAGTATTTTACTTTTAAATTTGTTCGTACCGTGGTTAGCAAATTTGACATCAAGTTTACCGGTACTATTGCTGGACTTTGGGTAGCATTGCCCGGCAGCAGCATAGATACCACTAGCACCTTAAACGGTTGGTTAACTTTAGCCACAGCCTATAATGGTTCGGGTGTGCCCGGTGCCGGCGCAGGCGGAAACGGCAGTAATGGTGCGGCCATCGGCGGTGTAGTACCATTGAATAGTGCACAGACAAATAAACGAGTTACTGCTACTTTTGGTACAGCCAGCAGCAGTAGTACAGCAACCAATGAGATTTATGTAAGAATAAAATTGACCTCGGGTCAAACAGTAACAGCATTGAGTATTGAGGCGGCGTCGAACTAATATGGCTATATCAGATTCACAAAAAGTCGACTTACTAATTAAAAAGCTATACGGCGTAGCCAAAACTGACACGGCTGCCGTTAAAAGCCCTAGCAATGAAAGTATAGCTAGCCCATTGATGATTCGGGGTGATTTAGTCTGGGCAAACAGTAATGATATTTCTGCCACACCACCGGCCAGTACCACTAGTATTGTACAGGTCAGAACAGGTGCTAATTCTGTGGCCTGTGCCACAGATACCACTGCTACACCACGTAGAACTTGGAAAACCGAATTAACCGATTGGATTCCTATCGAATTTGGTTCGAATTATCAAGTTCGCATATGGGCAGCCGATTTTGGAACAGTTAATCCCACAGTATCGGGCACACAATTATTTCCCGATGGATCGGGTAATAACGATTCTTGGTATTTTGATTATCAAGCGGGGGTACTAAATTTCGCCGATACTAATATTCCTAGCGTATTGGTGGGCAAAGTTATCTATGTAGAAGGTTATAGGTATGTTGGTACCAAAGGATTAACCAATGCACTACAGCAAGGTTTCGTAAATCAAGGTAATGATCCTAGCAATTGGGATACTAACTACGTTTTGGGTATGTACTATGTGGGAAGATCGGATTGGTCCGGAACTACAGGAACACCGGTAGAAGCGTATCCACAAGGATTACTCAGTGTTTTAGTTTCCGAAGGAATGGTGGTTCAAAAATATCAACCCAATGACACCATAGGTCTTGTGGGTTCTGAGTGGTATAGAATTAAAGCTCCGAGTGGCTCTTGGACGGCGTGGGCACGTCACGTGGGCAGCAATGGCGGGCTCGATGGGGGTTCTTTTTAATTTTGGGTAAATACTATTAATAGGTAAGGATAAAAAATGGCCAATACAATTTTACTTAAACGTTCCGGTACAGACGGTTCTATACCAGGGTCTGTTAGTCTATCGCTGGGCGAATTAGCAATTAATACCTTTAATGGTAGATTATTTGCTAAAAAAGACAACGGGTCGGTTTCAGTTGTTGACTTAACACGTAACGATCCGATTAGATTACTAGGTGACGCAGTTAGCACTTATGCCTGGGACCAGAGTACTTATACTAGTAATGTCACAGTTTCTCTGATTAACAGCGGTGTCACTGCTGGTACATACGGCGATAAAACAGTAGCTACTATACAAAATGGTGGAAACATTCGCATTCCAACATTCCAAGTTCATGCCAACGGTATTATATACAGTGCCGGTACAGTCACAATTAGTTCCAGTGATTTTGGTACAATGGCGGTACAAGACAGCAGTAGCGTTAACATTAC